CCGTTGATAATCCCACCAGTGGTTCAACGGTTAAGCGGTGTTTCGAGTGCTCTCAGAGCACTCGTCTCACCAAGGAAACGATCCACAATGGCATGCAGTTGCTTCGGGTCAGGTACGGTTTACCGTATGCTGAGCTACCGGACTGCACGTCTATGGAACTCTCTCGTTTCCTCTCATTTCTTTTGCTACAGGGTAAGGAGCGGACCTCTGTAGCATTTCCTCGCCGACAAAAGAAAATCAAACAAAACACTACAAACTGCGAGGAAAAAATCGGTCTCTGTTCGTTACAGAGGCTGTGTCGAAGAGACAGGTGGGCTCTTGCCCATGGCTGCTCGTCAATTAAGCGCAACTTGCCGAAAAGTTGCAAACGGCACACTCCCTCCGCGCGTAAAGCATGGGAAGCTAACGCGTGCTCTCAACCCCCTCCCCCATCTTCTGGTTATCTTCAGCACGTCCGGCGTGTTGTGACCAGCTCCTTCCGTCCTGGTTGGGATAGGAACTACCACTCCTTCGTCGGGAGTCATGTTCCTAACCCTTCCTCTCGCGCCTGCAAAGGGCGCGCAGATGCCCTTTGGGCTGGACGGAGGTCAGAGTTTATTACCGCTGTTACCAGTGAGCTGGAGGTCACTCCTCCGGGGCTCACGGGGCGGTACAAAGACATCCTTTCCGCGGGCAAGACCAGGCCGATGCTCATTTTTGATGAGTCTGTCGAGCTACTTGCGCCATTGCATAAGCTATTGTATTCACATTTAGCTAAGCAGGATTGGGTGCTTTGCGGTCCTCCGACCGATAAAAAGATGGCATCTGTCCTTGTCAACGCCATCCAGACCTCGGTAGATCTGGTTGCTGCAACTGACGGCCTCGACCTCACGGTCACTGAGGCTATTCTCGACGCTTTGTTCTTCACTTCTGTGAAGATACCCCGTACTCTTAGAGCGTTGGCTAAGAGTTCTTTGAGACCCTCGTTCCTTGGTCTTGGGGGAGAAGTGAAGAGAATCAGTCATGGACAGATGATGGGAGCTTACCTCTCCTTCCCTCTACTCTGTATCCACTCCTACTGCGCCGCCTCCTGGGCGGCCCGGGACCAAGTGGGGGCACGTTTTCTCGTCAACGGAGATGACACTGTCATTTCTGCCGGGCGAGCTATTAGTGTGCAGGACTACCCTCCTGGGTACCGACTCAACGCTGATAAAACAATTCGTGCCGAGAATGTTGCCGAGCTCAACTCGACCGTTTTCTTAAGGAGTGGAGGGAAGTGGCGTGAAGTACGCCATCTTCGGAGAGGTGGAGCGGTTGCCGATTTCCCTGGGATGATCCACATGGCGGAAGCCGTGATGGTGGCTCCCGGGTTCGTGGACGCCTTTCAAAGGTGTCGGATCGGCCGCCGCTGGGGTTTCCTCCCCAGCCAACTTGGTCACAAGACCTACCCCGCTTACATAAGAGAGCGGGGCCTCAGGGTGCGTCGACACTGGACGCCCTTGCCTGAAGCCTCTGATGAGGTTGTCTTCCCTGAGGAGTTGGATAGGATCACAGGAAGGGATCCTACGCCCGTGGAGGCAGAAGCCTTACGTGTTGTCATGTGGAAGCACGGGCGCTGGGGGGGTTCGAAGAGAGACGTATTTTCTCCGTCCTGCGGGAAAGTACGTCGGAGTTATCATTATAGGGCCCAGCCCTGTAAGTATTCCCTGAGTTTTGTTGGCCAGGGAAGGCCCAAGTTATCCCCTCTTGGTGAAAAAGGGGCCGGGTATGCGCTAGTTCCGGCTAGCTTCATGTCCGAAGAAGAAATGAGAGGGCTCGCGGACCTTGAACAGTTCCGTAGGAACTGGGACAGGGGCTTTATCCTCTCTGAGGACTAAGCACTGGACCGCGAGCGATGAGTTCCAGTGGGGAACCAATCGTTTCTGGCCGGTTGTGTACCGGCGTACGTGAACCCATGGTTAACGGCGGGTAGCCCTGTAGGTCGTAACACTCGTGGAGGAATCTATCCCCTTGAGCTCCTAGTGAGTGTAAAGGGGTTACGAGACCACGGTGCGTATCTTAGCGCCTTAAAGTGCCGCATGGGAATTGTATCCAACCAGTGGATGATCCCTCCGAGGAGGGTGATTAGAGGCGGCTTAAAATCCGCGGCAAGGAAAGTACAACCCTTGTACTGGTTGCGAGAAGCGTGCGTCGGTTCGTCGCGGGGTCATCACCAGGATGACAGGACGACCGGGGGTGAGGTGTTTACTGCCGCCGGGGCAGGAACACTAGCGAGAAGGGAATCGGTCCTGAACAAATGAAAACCATCGGTGTGGCGCTCCTTCGGGAGATGCGCTGCGTCCCTTCGGGGAGATGGCTAGTAAGAGTAGCGGGTCCGTG